ACCATTTCCAAAATTTAAAGTAAAATCTTTAAAAAATGTTGATTGGTTTAATTCTTCAAAAAATATATTATAACGTTGTTCTAATTGTATGTTATCTAATTCAAGAGTGTCTATTCTAATTTCACGTCTTGAATTAGAAATTTCTTTTATAGAAAAAGATTTTAAAAAACTATCTATAATTTTTCTTCTTTGAAATCTATATTCTACTTTATATTGACCTGAATTAAAATTAAGATCTCTTAAATCTTGTTCAGGGTTTACTATTATTTCATTTGAGGTACCATCAGTTTGTTTTCCTTCTTCAGTAAAAATATAATTTTTAAAATCACGGGTATGGGATATTAAATTATCAGTAACATCATATACATTAAATTCTACATTATCCTCTACTTTTCCAAATGTATTAAATAAATTAACAGTTTTATTAGAATTATTGGGGACATTATCTATAAATTTAGATACTTTCTTTTCAAATTTTTTAGCTATTGATTTAATATTAATTTTACTCATAGTAGACCCACCTTTACCTGAAGAAGGTAAAGAGGCATTCATATTAGTATTTTTGTTATCTTTGTAGCTAGCCATTTATTATCTTTTTACTTTAGGTATAGATATATCTTCAACAATAACATCTGGGGAATCATTAGTAAAACTTACTATTCCACTGCCATATTCATGAACCCAATCTTTACTAGATCCTCTTCTATCTACCCTACCAAATATGTCTATTTGGTAAAAATCAGGTTTTCCTTTAAATTCAAATGTTTCTTTCCTGTATTTATTATAACTTCCTTGTTTTACTGTTTTAAAACCTTCAAAATCAGTAAAAGTAACTTTATATCTTTTCTTTTTTCTATCTTTTTTCTTTCCTAATTTTTTACCACCTTCTAAAGTTAGATTCACTTTAATGGTTTTTTCTTGTTTTTCTTCTAATTCTAACTCCTCTATCCCACTTAAATCATTATTTAATAGTTGATTATTTAAATCAAGAATTTGCTTTTCTAAATCTCTAATTATTTCATCTTTAGGATCTTGATAATTCCCATAAAATTCAGTACTTTGATCTATTAAAGTTTTATGTGAAGTAGCCCCATCTCTAGGAATATCATAAAATAATTTATCATAATAGCTAAAAAATTGATCAACTGATACTAAATCTTCTTTAGGAATTAATTCAGAAAAAGTTCTATCAATGGATCTATTACCTATTTCCGCATCAACTGTGGTTTTATCTAATTTTATAATTTGAGGATCCATTATCTAACTACTTTAAAATGATAATTATTATCAAATATTTCTATACCATCATTATTTATATGTTTAAATAATAAACGATAGTATCTTTCTGGTTGTAATCCATTCATATATATTTTGAAATACATTCCTTCTGAATCTGCACTTAATTTAGTATAATCATCATCAAATGGGATAATTTCTTCTTCTGTATGTGCATCTCGTATACTATAATAAGATGCAGTAGTAAAATACCCCACATTTAAATAATTTGATGTATTTGTAAATGTTCTATTAGGGTATTTATCTCTTACATTTAATCTAAATGTAGCTTCTTCATTTACATTATATTCTTCTTTATTTCTATATAAAGAAACGTTTAATTTACCACTAGTTTTAGTTGTTGATTGTGCACCAAAATTATGTATACTATCATCCCATTTAAAAGTTAATTTAGGAGGAAATATTGTATGAGTATCAACTGAAAAATAACTTAAAGTTCCTTTACTACTTAAAGTATCTGTTTCTATATTATTGGGATATTTAATTATAAAACCATTATTAGGAATTCCTGTAGGATATGTTTGACCACTAAATATACTTGAACTAAATTTTTGAACTATTGAGGTAACATTTAAATTTAAATCTAAAATTTCTGCATTAGAAAAAGATTGTAAATTTGAAAATGCACTACCTGTATACCAAGCACCACCACCTTGAGTAAGAGTAGATGTGCCTATAGATCCTGTAGTACCTAATGCAAAATTAGATGTAGCCCATTCTGTTTTTCTGTTAATATTATCTCTATAAATCCATGAACATCCATTTGATAAAATAGGTAAATTAGAATATCTACCTGACCCTTCATCCCATGATCTAGATATTGCAAATACTTCTATTTGTTGATTTTGACCTAAATTTTTATGTTCGGTAGAAAATAATTGTAAATTAGCTGAAAAATTTCCTGTTATTTTATTGGAAATAATATGGTTAATTTCAGAATCTTTAAATTGTATAAGAATTCTTGATGGATAATAAAGATTATTATTATCGCCTTTTTCTTTTACTAATTCTAAAATTTCATCATTACCTGTATTTAAAGTATCTCTATCAGGATTACTATAAATTGTGGCATCTTTTTCGGGAAATATTGAGTAATAAGCCATATTATGTTACAATTTGTCCTTTAATATCTACATTAGGGTATTTTACTTCAAAAATACATGGATCTAAAGATGGGTATATAATATCATTTATAGTTGCAGATTGAAGATCGTATTTATATTTTGAATAACCTAAAGATTCACCTGATTTATTATTATATTTTATATCTTGCACTGATTGTACTCCTTTTACCCCTAATAAAGTACTAATTATTTCAGCTTTAATAATTGGTTGACCAATTTGCCATTTATCAATATTAAAAAAAGATTGAAGTGATTGTACACATCCTAATAATATTTCTTGATTATTAAATCCAGGAGAAACTCTAACTTTAAAATTAACACTTATATTAATTACAAATGCATCCTTAATATTAATAGCATCTGTTAGCATTCTAAATTGTTCTAAATAAGTAGATAAGTTAGTTTTAGTAGCATTAGTTAATTCAGATAAGTTTTTATTTACATTATATCCTAAAGTATACATATTTAAAGCAAGAGGGTTTGCAATTCTTGTTTTATTTTCAGTGGTTAAAGGATTTATTTGATCATCTTGTTCTAAATAAACTTTAGCTATATTACCAAATCTTGAGGGCATAGATAAAGCTCTCAAAAGATAATCATCTTTAGTTACTGTTCGTTTTTGAGAAGCAAAATTTGCCATTGCATTAAATCTAATTTCTTCAATACTTTCGGCATCACCCCCACCTGTTGCTGCTTGGGGATTATTTGATGCTATACTTGCTATTATAAAACTTTTTATATTAGCATTTAAATTAGGTTTAGTAGAAGAAAATACAGTTTCTGGTTTTGTTATAGTTTCTGATGCCACATTAGAACTAATCCCCCCACCTACTAAATAAGTAACTGTTAATGTAGTATTAGCTGGGACAATTCCATAAGTACCTGTGAATAAAAAATTAGATGGGTCATATGCTCTATCTAAACCACTTCTACCATCACTAAGTCCTAATCCTATGTTATTGGGATTAGGTATTATTTCTTCATCTGGACTTGTTAAAGTACCCGCTCCAAATTGAATTTCACAATTTGTTTCAGATGTAAATCTAGATACAAATCTTCTAGGAACTGTTTTAATTTTCATTAAATATGGGGCAAATTGCCTGTCTGAATATAATACAGAGTCATTATTATATGTATTAGTTTGTTCATCAAATACGGTATCTTGAGCTAAATAATCTACTTCTGTATATTCATTCCCATCACTGTCTTCTATTTTTTCTATTCCTATTATATTATTATCTGTTAGATTAAGTTTTAAAAATTTTTCAGGAGAACTTATACCAAAAGTTGTAGTTTTTCTAACTGCTGAAATAACTTTTGTAGTTTTTTTAAGTAAATAATATAATGGATTTCCATCACCATCTATTTGATAAACACTAGTTTCAGTAGGACTTGCTGAACCAGAAATGCTAAAATCGATTAATTGTTCAGTAACAAAACTAATTCCTGCTTGTGTAGAACTAAAAGAAGATCCTTCACCCATTGTTAATGCATAATCATAGTCTGGTTTATAATTAGATGTAGAATCTTTAGCAGGTAATAATTGAAATATTTCTAAATTAGTACTAGATGCTTTAGTAACTTGAGGTCTATATCCTAAAGAATAAGCTAAATTATATAAATTTTTCTTTTCTTGAGCTAATAATAAAAATGTTTCTTGTAATTGGGTATCTGTGTAATATGAAAGAACATCACCTACATAAGCCGCCATTTCTAGAAACATCATTCCAGGGGATCCATCAGAAAAGTCATTAAACGATTGAGGGTAATATGTTTTAGTATATTCAATTAATTGATTTCTTAATGAATTAAAATCTCTATTAAGATATTTAATATCTTTTTGGGGTGTATTACTTGTATTAGAATATGCCATTATTTAAATTATTTTTGTTCATAAGGTGCAGGACCTCTTTCATTTATCCCTCCTATTCCAATTTGAATAGCATCTTGTTTACCATTTAAATTTGAAATATATTCTATCGTAACTCTAACAGTATTTGTATTAACTTCTTGATTAACAATAACATCAGATATAGTAATCATTTTATTTAATTTAGCATCTTGAGCTATTGCCTCTTGAATTTTTATTTGAAGATCATCTTTACTTATTTTTTGTTCAAATAATAAACTATTTAATCCTGCCCCAAAATTTGGTCTATTTATTAATTCTCCAGGTTCAGTAAGAATTACATGAATTAAATTAGATTTAGTTTGATCTTGAGTAGTATAATTAGTATTAAAAACACCAGGTCCATTAAAAGGTAAGGCTACTCCTACTCCTGTCGAAGGAGTTAAATCTAATGGATCTATTTGTTGTTGTATTTGTGCCATTAAGGTCTACTATTTTTCTTTTTATCTATAGCTCTCATTAATTCACGATAATCTCTATTTACAACATTTGAAACTTCAACAGGCATTGGTGATTCTGGTATTAGTGTTGATTCAAGGTTTGTATTACCTTGAGCTGTTTCGTTTAATAAATCATTTAATGCCATATTAGAGGTAAATTGTTGGGAAATAGATTTACCCATAATTTTTTCTTTTAAAGATGATTTTACACTTTTAGGAATTGGGTTACCTACTCCCGTAGCTGTTATATTACGTTGTGTTGGTTGTTCTACAATTGTAGATTTAAATTCATCACGTAAATCTTCTTTAAGTGTTTTAATTTCACGTCGAAGAGCATAATCTATTTCTTCTCTTACGACTTTTCTAATTAATTTTTCGAAAACTGTTGCTTTCATATTAAATAATGTTTGTTAATAAATATCAGT